ATCTATAGAATAACATTTTTATTGTTGAAACGGGACCGGCCATGTTTACATGGTCGGTTACGGGTACCGTAACTGGATACTTCTGCCGCCTCCAACTTTTGTATTGACACACCTAAGTTGTTAATACCTAAAAAGGACCATTTTTTTCGATTATTTTTAAAATAAGTTCGCCATCACCTTTTATGATTCGGTGATATCTACCGCGATCTATTTCATATACATGGGAATCTGTGAGCTCGAAAGGTATTTCATTATCGAATTGAAATAACCAGCCATTGCTCTGAAGAACGGTGACTTCTCTATCTTTATAATCTCTGTGCCAGACGAGCTCGTACTCACTAGTAGATGTGGGAAATATTCTAATAAAAACATTTTGACATATGGTAAACTGCTTATAAGGTCTATTTGCTACCTTACCAGAAGAAGTTTCCACCACCTTTGAGTCCAAGTTGACCTGCATATTTTGGTGTGTTGCACGCCCAATATCCAGGTTTTGTTTTATCTTTCTTTTCGCTACAGTTATGTCTTGCTGCAAATGATTTTCTTGCATCAGGGTCATTCATCTTCACACTGAGACCGCTTGTGTCTCCCCATTCTACTTTAACAACGTTGCCTTTTTGATTCTTTACATACACATAAAACTTTTTAGAACCACCACGTTTTGGTTTATTTAGTTCTTGTTTTTCTTCTTCTTCCATCATCGGCATATCTAATGGAACTTCTTCTCCTGCATACGTAGCAAACTCACCAAGTTGTGTTTCTCTCAGGAACCACTCTGACAATTCATCTACTTCAATTTTACCTTCTTGCCATAGTTGGCGTGCTTCAGTAAACACATTGAAGTATTTTTCAGAACCCATTCTAAATACATTTTCTGATAATGGAATTTGTTTATCTGCATGGTATTGTACAGCTTCACTTACTGGGTTATAGTCTTTAAATCGTATCATTATTTTTTGCTCCGTTGGTATATGTTGTAAATTCTAAATACATGTATCTGAAAGATGCTGCGGCAGTCATATATTCCATATCTAATCTTGTTGAATCAAACTGTGGACCGTCAATAGAAATTGGGAATGCATTGAAAAATTTCCATTCTGCTACAGGTTGGTTGGAAGCATCTGTTCCAAACAAAGTAATGTTAGACATTGTCTTACCAAACTTAGGTCCTTGTGTTGTTTGGTCATCAATGAAATCATCAAATTGAGTTCCACCTTCTGGATTATTAATCCCTTTAACCCAACCTAAAATTGCTTGATATGTTTTAAAATTTTTGTCAATTAAAAATGTAGCATCCAATTGAGCATAATCTACAGTATCACCTGGAATGAATGCTCTACCAGAATTAAAACGCGTTGGCATAGGTGCTTCACCACCACTTATTGGTGGTACATTTACTTGCTGTACAGTGAATTGTAATCCAGGTAATCTTTCGATTGCTAGAAAAAAGTTTTGTGGTGGTGCCCAAGATAATTCTAATTGATTTCCTGTGACTTCTGAGTATGTATTTGCCATGAAGTATTTATAACCACGCAAAAAGAAAGGGAGTCCGAAGACTCCCTTTCGAATTCATCAAAGATGAATGTCTATTAGACATTATCGATGCGGAATTTTCTGTAGTACATATTGCTGTTAGGAGCAACCAACCCTTGTGATTGGATTGTACGAGCTGCGAATGGGTTTGACACCATACCGTAGCGAGTTTTAAATCCAATTTTTGGTTGGAAGGTCTCTTGAGCAACTGCACGAACCATTTGCAATGGAACGTATGGGCAGTAGAACATACCTGCATCCATGTTGTTTGCACCTTTGTAACCAACAACAGCATAGTCACCGTTGGTTGCATATGGGTCAACATAAACTTTAGTACGGCCATTCAAAGTACCAGCGAAGGTGCCTGAAGTAACGTCTACATCAAGGTTATCTTGAAGACCTGAGCTATAGTCAAGAAGACCAGCCATGGTCAATGCAGAAGCTACGTTAGCTGAGCAAAGTACGAAGTTACCTTTACCGCGTCTTGTTTCGAAAGCAATACCATTTGCTTCTTTTTCAATTTGCAGCATAAGACCTTTTGTTCTTTCAACTGACCAACGGCCTTGACCATCAGCAATCAAGTCAAAGATACCGTTGGTTGTGAGACCAGAAGCACCATACTTGGCTTGAGAAAGAATTGTGTGAACAACTTCACGGTTGATTTCAGCCAAAATCTCAGTGGAAAGAATATTAGCAAGTTCTGCTTCAGCATCCAAACCATGGACAGCTTTCAGATCTTGGATTAGTTCCATTGTGTACTCTGATTTCAAAGCACGTGTTTTGGCTTCTACCGCTGTACGCTCAATTGTGAACGACATTTCACGGAAGTTATCACCTTCACCTTCACGAGTAGTCATGCCATAAGGTGAATTACCTTCAGCAATACCCGATGGGTTGTAACCAGTGTTCAGACCAGGATTTGCAGTTACAGTGTCAACGAAAGGATCGTTAACAGGTGTTACTGTTGTATCTGTAATTGGGTCTGAGTCAGTTGTTGATGCACCATCATTACGTGCACGGCTTACTGCAAACGGATCGCCATCAACATCTGTGTTAGAACCAGCTGCGTGAGTCGCTGGTGAACCTGTATTAAAGGCTGTACCAGAGAAGTTAGCAAATGGCTCGTCATAGAATGCTTCAATTCCAAGACCGTCTGTACCGGCTGGAGCATTTGTGTTTGCATATCTTGCACGAAGTGCAAAGATAAGACCAGTAGGAGCATTCATTGGCTGAACACCGCAAAGGTCAAAAGCCATCATTTGTGGAACGCTTCTGCGAACCAAAGAAATGATGATAGGATCGTAACCGGCACGGCCAGTTGCGTTTAGTGTGGCATTAGAACCAGCACCTGAGAAACCACCACCAAAAGTGGCACCAGACAAGCTGGCTTCATCCAGCATTGATGCTTCTTCTTGCAAAGCTTTCTCTGTGTTTTCAAGAACTTGAGCTACAACTTGCTTGCGCTCACGATCTTTAATTTGGGGAAGGTCATCATGATCGATGACAGGGGCCCATTTTTCAGTTAGTACGTCATATGACATTGTTTAATTCTCCTTACAAACTGCTTATTTTTTTTCTTCGTTTTTTCTTAATTAGTCTATTTTTTTTATTTTCTTACTTAAGCACAGTCTTCGAAAGATATTTCGCGTACTGTGAGACTGGACCATGGTCCTGCGAATGCATTTCTGCATTCTCGTTCATGCTGTAAACCTCATCTCCATAGGAGGATAAGACTTTTGCTGCGGATTCCGGAGATTCAAAGTGTGCTTCTTTCAAAGCTTCTAGTTTCTCTTGGAATTCGCCTACATCATCAGCTTCTACACTTTCACTCAATTTCTCTAGGCGGATCTTTTGAGTTTCTGTGAGGCCTTCTGAAATGGAATCTACAATTGAAGATTTCTTAAATGAAAGAACTTCTTTTTGTAAATTTTCCAGCATCTCTTCTTGCTCACCAAGGCGGTCTTTATAACCTTCAACTGCTTCGGTAAGCTCATCTACTACACTGACTTCATCGTCAGGGATTTCGATGTAATTTTCTTCAAACAGACCTTTCAGACCACGGATAAAGTTTTCTGCAATTTCTGTTCTCAATGAGTATTTGATTTCAAGTGAATTCTCTTTAAGCCATTCTTGAGTAGCATAATCTACATACTCAGAGAACTTCTCTTCAAGTGCTTCTTTTTCTTCAATCAATTTATCATCAAATTCTTTTTGAATTTCTTCACGGATAGAAAGAACCTTTTCATTTACTGCTGTTTCAAATACAATGGCGGCTTTCTTTTTAAAGTCTTCGTCAAGGTTATCTTCTTCAGATACCTCTTCAACTTCTTCAGATTCTGCTTCTTCTTTACGAAGTTTTGCAAGATCTTCACCATCAATTTTGCCATTTTTATTTTTATCAAGCTCTTTTTGTTTGGCAGTTAGTTCTTCTGTTGTTGCTTCATCCATTTCTTCTTCAGCTTCTTCAGCAACAGCTTCTTCAGAAGCATCAATCTCTACATTAACTGTTTCATCCACGGAATCTTCTTCGACTTCTTCTTCAGCTTCTTCAGCAACAGCTTCTTCAGCTTCTTCAGCAACTGCTTCTTCAGATTCTTCGGCAACACCTTTTGGATTTGCTTTAGTAGGTGTTTCATTCGGATCAGACTCTTGATTATGAGAACCTTTATCGGCTTCAGCAGTAGTTGCATCATCCATTTCGGTATTCAATGTTTCTTTGTCTTCATCAGGAAGTTGTTCATCGTTTGCATTTTTCTGAACAGTCGTATCTTGACCTTCTTCAGAAACAGTTTCACCTTTAAGTGCAGCTTCTAGATTATCGGCAATTTCTTGAACAGTGTCACTTACTTCATCAGTATCAACTTCTTCGTAAGCTTTTTCCTCTTCTTCTTCCTCTTCATCACATTCTTCTTTTTCAGAAAGCTCATCGGCCTCTTCAAGAGCTTCATCTTCTTCAGTGACTTCTTCTTCTTCAGAAACTTTTTTCTTAGGATCTGAATCGTCTTTCATAGGAGTTTCAATAGGATCTGATTCTTGGTCATGAGCGGGTTTGTCTGCGGCAACTTCTGCACTAGCATCAGAAGCATTATCACCTTTAGAACCACCTTCATCTGTCAAAGGTTTTGCACCTGTTTCATTTTTATTTGGTTCGGCATTAGGCGAATCATTATCGGCAGTAGGCTTAAGAGTATCACCATCGTGTACTTTACCTGCTCCGTTATCAATTTCTTCTGGCTTTGTATTTCCAGTTTCTACATCAAGTGCTTCTTCCACAGAATCATTTTCTTCTTCCTGCGGGTTCTTCACTTGGTCTTTTTGGGTCATTTGTGCTTCTAGCAATTCTTCAATGACATCAATGAGGCTGTTATTAGACATTAAATCCACTCCTGTTCAGATTTATTTATTTTTATAAATTCTTCAGAAACCTTTCAAAGATTTCTAATTTCACTTTGTTTAATTCATTTTTATTGGCTTGCAATAAAGATTTTCTGGCTTCTTCAATATCAATTCTATGAAATGCACCAGACTCGCAAATCCATTCTGCTTGTTCATATACACCTTCAACAAAAGATGATTGAGCAGATGGGTCAAATACAACATCGGCAGCAGTGGTTAACATGAAATCTTCTTGTACTTCGTTAAAAGTACCGCGTTGTTTCAAGGAACCAAGACCGCGGGATGATACACCAATTTTAACTCCGTCATTCAGAAGATTTTCTACAATCTTACCCATAGGAGTGGATAGTACCTTCGCTTTACCAACATAGTAAATTCCGTCTTTAGTCAACTCCTGAGTCATGATAGCTGCTCTTTCAGGATTGACAACCGGCTCAGCTGGGTGATTTAACTCACCAAGAGCTCGGCTTTGATTAATGTATTCTTGTTTATATGATTCAACTGCTTTATCCATTACATACTGTGGATAAATTCTGCCATTTTTGTTTTGTTTTTCAGCCTGCAAAAAGGGTCCTTTGATATACATTCTACCATCAGAACCTTTTGTGGCTTCTTTAATAACTTCTAGATCGTTAAACGAAATGTCTTCTTTAATAAGTTTCATTAGCTTCTCAATTCAATTAAACAACTTGGAGCTGTGCCAGAAATAACAATTCTTTTATCTGCACTTGCTACAGGAATTCCACCATGTTGACTTAATTCCCATCTACCAGTTTCGAATACTTTACCATCGATAGTAATTGGATTTTCACCCATATTAATTACTGATTCGATAATATTTGGTGTGAAGAGATGTACAACATTTACATACTCAGAATCTGCTTCAACTGATCTTCCATCTGGATAAATG